TTATTCACTTTTATCACTCCATTTACTTAAAATTTCTTCTAATGTTAACGAGTTAAAATTCTCTGTATCTACTAAATCAATATACAACTGTTTCTCTATAAAGTTTTTAGGAAGTGTTGAATACTTATTATTTAATTCCATCTCTTCTGCTGATTTAATCTCCTTACATATAGACTTAACAAAAGGAACTGACCATATATCATTTAGACCTTTTTTCCAATAAGTTGATAAACTGTATCTTTTTATGTTCCCAATTCTTATTGGTATATATGGTGAAATTTCTATATTTCCATATGCATCTATATTAACAGCTATATTTTTTCTATCCCAATCCATTGCTCCACTAGTTAAGTGCTCGATAGGATCCCCCCATTCGGTTATCATTTTACTTTTGTTATTCTTAATATGGTTATTAAATACTTTTCGTATTTGCAAGTAATCTAAATAAGACGGAACATAATCTTTAAGATTCTTAGAAGCTCGCCCCATAAGCATTAATGGTTGCGCTCTAAAACTTTGTACTCCTAAACTTTCACATAATTCAACTGCTTTAGAATATTCATGGATATTTTTCTTCGTAGGAGTACAAGAAACAGAAACCGTAATATCACATTCTTTTAGATTTTTAATTGCCTGAATGGCACTTTCAAATGAACCCTTTTTACCTCTCAGCCATTCATGTGTCTCAGGACTAGCTCCATCTAAACTTATTTGCACCATATTTATCCCAGATTCTTTTAATTTTTTAGCAACTTCCAATGTAAGTAATTCTCCATTACTTACCATATTAATAGCTGTGTGATTATTTGTTCCATCACTTATTTTTTTTATAACTTTATATACTAACTCTTTTCGAATCAAAGTTTCTCCCCCACATAAACACAATGTTGAAGGTTTGCATAATATTATTTCATCGCAAAAATTTAATATTTCATCATCTGTCATTTCTTTAAATCCATTATCATGTTCTCCACTAGAATTAAAGCAATGTAGGCATTTTAATGTACACTTGTATGTAAGGTCTAAAGCTATTATTGTCGGATTATCAATTCTCTCCATAAATTTCGACTCCTTTCAAGTTGAGTATTCACGAAAGTTTTTTTAAGCCTCTTTAAACTGGTTAAACATAAATTTGTATACTTGTTTTGTAAATAATAGTATAATTAGATATAAAATACTTTTATATCCAATGCAATACTAAAAATTATCTTTTTATTAAATAGCTTGATCGTAAAATATTATTTTTTACATGTGAAATTATATATATATATATGCATTTTATACTTAAAAAACTGTATTTTACACACAGACTTGTACACAAGAATTAAAATAAAAAAACATTATGTAAAAGTTTTTGCAAACATGAATATCTTTTAAACTGTAACCATCAAATTATATTGATTACAAAATTATATAGACAACTTGTCTACATTTGTAATTTTACCCCCCATAACAAAAATGTCAATAATTTCTTTGGTAAAATTTTACTACACAGAATGACAAAAAGTGATTTAATTCCATGTTATTATTTTAAATAAGAAATATAGTAAGAATTGATACACCATCTTCAGCTGGTTGCAAATTATCCCTCATTCAATTACAACCTCAATCTCCGTCCCATCAAGCAAACTCACTATTATCTTTTCTCCATCAAATACTGTCATTTTCTCTATTATTCTAAAATACATATCTATATCAAACGCTTCTGCCTTCTCTGCATCCTTTAATATCTCTATAAACTGTTTTGCCCTATATCTTACCAATACATTTTCACTAATTAATTCTTCATTCCACTTTTCAATGAAATAATCCTTATTCTCCACCATAGCATTAAATGTATTTACAAAGGCATGATATAAAACCTTGTCATCTATATGCTTATTCTCACAGCTCTTTTTTCCCTTTACTTCATATTTTTTATTACATCTCCAAACCACTCTTCTTAGCCTTTCATCAGTAGAATTCCATACCTTTCTTCCAAAGGCACTGCCGCAGTGTCCGCAGATAACTCTTCCTGCAAAGGGATTATCTACTGTGGCATAATCAAGCTTACTGATGTTATATTTTTCAGCAAAAGCTCTTCTTCTCTCCATCTCTAGCTGTACCGCTTCCCAAATTTCTTTATCTATAATTGCAGGATGGCTTTCTTCTACATAATACATTGGAACTTCTCCGTTATTTACTGCTCTCTTTTTGGTCAAAAAATCAACTGTATAAGTTTTTTGAAGTAGTGCATCACCTTTATACTTTTCATTACTTAGAATCTTCCTTATACTGCTTTCATACCATTTTGATTTTCCATTCCAGTTAGGAATGCCTTCTTCTTCAAGTTCTCTTGCAATTCTATTAGGACCTTTGCCATCTAGGTAACCTTTATAAATTCTTCTTACAATTTTAGCCTGCTTTTCATTTATCACAAGATTTCCTTCTTCATCTTTGTCATAGCCTAAAAACTTTGTATGATTTATATGCAGTTTCCCCTGTTCAAACCTTCTCCTTATGCCCCATGTTGAGTTTTCACTTATACTTCTTGATTCATCTTGGGCAAGGGAACTTAAGATTGTAAGAAGTACTTCTCCCTTTGAATCTAAAGTGTTTATATTCTCCTTCTCAAATATAACTCCAATACCTAATTCTTTTAGTTGCCTTACATAATTTAAAGTATCAAGTGTATTCCTTGCGAATCTTGATATAGACTTAGTTATTATCATATCTATTTTCCCAGCTTTGCAGTCCTCAATCATCTTATTGAATTGTTCTCTCTTTTTAGTGTTTGTCCCTGAAATCCCCTCATCTGCATAAATGCCTGCTAATTCATAATCTGGATGATTTGTTATATAAGATGTATAATAAGCTACCTGTGCTTCATAGCTTAATAACTGTTCTAATTGGTCTGTTGACACTCTGCAGTAAGCTGCCATTCTCTTTTTCTGCGGTTGTATCTGCTCTGCCAGATTGCTCCTGTTTGCTCTTGCAGGTATAAGTGTAATATTTCTTGCCATCTCTAAATTCCTCCCTCACAATTATCGGTTCTTCTATATTAAGCCCGCTTATAATATCATCATCAATTGATATTCCACTGCAGGCGTCTTTTCCGTTTTTAATATAATTACTGCACTGCCAAACTATTTTTTTACAAGAGTGCTTGCTATTCCAAGTTCTTCTCCTTAGAGTAGAGCCGCATTTACTGCAGAAAAGCATTCCTGTTAATGGATATCTGTTTGTATATTTTTTTGTATCTCCTGCTTTATTTCCTTTTGCCTTTGCTCTTCTTGCAATTTCTATCTGAACCTGCTCCCACATTTCTCTTGAAACTATGGGAGAGTGATTATCTTCAATATAATAGCTGTCAATTACGCCTTCATTTCTAACACTTACTTTTCTCAGATGGTCTGGTGTGTAATACTTTTGAAGTATGGCATCTCCCTTGTATTTTTCATTCTTGAGGATATTTAAAATTGTACTTTCCTGCCATCTGCCGCCTGCAACAGTAGGCACTTTATCTTCATTTAATTCTTTGGCTATGGTAAATGTTCCTTTGCCTTTTAAATAATCTTCAAATATTCTTTTAACTATTTCTGCTTCTTTTGGGTTTATAACTAAATCGCCGTATTCATCCTTGTCATAACCTAAAAATCTTGTGGTATTTATAATCAGCTCTCCTCGTTCAAACTTCTTTTTTACCCTCCACTTTAAGTTATCACTGATATTTTTACTTTCTTCCTGGGCAAAAGAAGAGAGGACGGTTAGCATAAGCTCTCCATCCCCTGATAAAGTTCTGATATTCTCTTTTTCAAATATTATTTCTACACCAATGTCCTTTAGTTCTCTTACTACTTGAAGCATTATTGCTGTATTCCTTGCAAATCTTGAGATAGATTTGGTGATGATTAAGTCTATTTTCCCTTCTTTTGCAAGATTAAGCATTCTTTGAAACTCTGGTCTATTATCTGTAGTGCCGGTAATTCCTCTATCAGCAAATACACCTGCATATTCGTAATCAGGATTATTTGAAATCAGATTTTCATAATACTGGATTTGATTTTCTAAAGATTCACCTTGAGCATCACTGCCGGTTGAAACTCTTGCATAAGCACAAACTCTTTTCTTTTTATTTTCCTTCTTTTTTACAGGTTCAATAATCCTAACACGCATTCTATATCCTTCCTTCTATCAATTTGGTACTACTATACATCACTCTAAAGGTGATAGAAGTCAAGCTAAACAAAAGAAAATCCGCTACTTTAATTAACGGCTACTTATTAAATATCATAATTACAGCATCAAACCCTGCTGCCCTAAGCCTTTGCACCTGCTTTTCAGCATTTTCTCTTGACTTATATGAACCTGCCATAACCCTGTAAAGAGTCTGCTCGTTTTCTACTTGAGCTTTTGCTGAAGGTTCAATATAACCAATACCTAATTGTGCAAGAACTGCTTTAGTTATAGCCTTAACTATTTCATTTCTCTTTGAATCAAATAAAATATTATCTCCTGTGTTATCAATAAAACCTATCTCTATTAACACTGCTGGAGCCTTGGTTTCTCTTAATACATGATAGTTAGCTTCCTTAACTCCTCTATCTGTAAATCCTAATGCTGCAAGTGATGTTTGTATCCTTTGTGCTAATGCTTTTGATTTTGCTCCTCCATTTAAATATGTGTATGTTTCAACACCTTTTGCCTTTTCTGGATCATAAGCATTCCTATGAAAAGAAATGAAGTAATCATAGTTATTCCTATTTTCAAAAGCACTTCTCTCATTAAGGCTTACTGTGGCATCTGAAGTTCTTGTTTCATCAACTGTAACTCCATGCCTTCTTACCTCTGCTGCTACAGCTCTGCCTATGCTTAGAACATCATTGCTTTCCTTTCTTCCCTTATATACTGCCCCTGAATCTTGGCCACCGTTAATGGCCAGGATCAATCATTATAATCCTTGGCATTTAAACCACCCCCTCAATAAAACGACCCAAGGAATCTCTTCTCCTTGGGTGTAAAATATTGTTATGGCATCTAGCACATACAACTTGTAGATTATTTAAATTGTTATTATTTCTATTCTTATCTTTATGATGAATGTGCAGACGTGTACCTTCTTCTTCTTTCCCACAAACTTCACATCTTTTAGGCTTATTTGCAAGTGCTATCCTACGCCAGACATCACCTGAGATGAAACTGCGTCCATCTATATAACTAGGTGCTAAAGAACCTTTCTTTCCATACATAGGATTATTTTTTCCTGATACATCTGCATGATTAACACTTATTTTTAATCTAACTTCTGATTGCCAAGCTGGATTATCTATTTTATTTCTATATGACATCCTACACGACTTTGAACAAAATTTACCTCCATTATTTCGTATTTGGGACTTATATACATAGAACTCATCATCACACCATTGACAATATCTTTTTATCTTAGTCAACCTTATCATCCTCCTTATTTAGCTGTTTTAAAACATCCTTTAGTTTCTCTGGTATTGGTAAGCCTATCTTAGCAGAGTTCTCTATAATGCTTATTCCTTCATTGGAAATGTAGAAAAAAAATAACAGCAGTACGAATCGCACTACCGTTTTTAATCAAATGAACATCTACTATATTTCCTATGCCCACCATTACAAAAATTAAAACTTTCTTAAATATCCCTCTGAATCCTACCTCACTTGACAGCTTTCTTTCCAGCACTGCTACCATGAGACCTGTTACATAATCAATTACAACAAAGGTAATCAGTGCATACATAAAGCCATCAACCCCTCCTAAAAGCCAGCCAATATAGCCGCCAATGGCAGCAAATACTGCCTGAATAAAATTAATTGAATTTTTCACTGTAAATCCCTCCACTCTAATAAAAATCTTCTCCATAGTTAATCAAATCTACCTCAAACATATACTGAACTTTCATTGTATTTGCTTCAGTTTTTTCAACAGGCTGTGCAAGCTTGGTATGTGCTCCAATAGGTCTGCTTGTTAAAAGAGCTTGAATACATAATTGAACATAGTTGTTATAAGCATAAGTGTATCTGCTTATCCACCTGTCAGTACCAAGGATATTATGGTAGTAGTAATAGTTGTAATTGTTAGGAAAACTGAAATACATTTTATAGGCTTCCAGTAAATTACCTTGAGGAGTTATAACTTGATAAAAGCTTGTACCACCTTGAGTACCATAATAATAGAGATAAACTCTATTAGCACTTCTATTTAAACCGTAAATATAACACCTTCTTTCAATATTTCCGCTGTCCATTCCCTTACTACCAAACCAAATGCTGTTCCCTATCTTGGGCTTGATATTCATATCCTGAACCTTATTGCCTGCTGAATCTACTCTAATCCATCGGTTTGTATAAACTGTTTCGTTAAACTGGCTATCGGTTCTTGAAGTATATCCAACAATATCAATACAGCCGTCAAGATACACACCATCACTTGAAACTACTCTATATGTGAAAGGTATATTATACGCTGTATCCTTAAAACTTTGGCTCATATTTATATCAACGTAGCTTAACTGCACTCCAACCTTTGTCCATTTATATATCCTCATATAGCTTTCACTATTTATGCTGTAAAGGTAATACCCAATAAAAACAAGCTCTCCATCTGGCTGAATATACGGGCAGACATGGCTAAGTCCATCGTATTTTCTTACTGCATTATTGCTATCTATAGTTAATGCATTTCCTTCTGAATTTAAAAGTTTAACAACCTTATCCCAAAACACAACATCATTTGTATTTATATCAAATGGAATCATAAGCCAGTGTCCTTTTAAGTTGTCTGGAAATTGAATATAGCTTGACTGTGTTAAGCTTGTATCCCTTGAATCTGCTAATATCCATCCCTTTGTTGGACTTGTAAATTTTATAGTTCTTGCATAAGAAAATAAAGTATACACCGCCCAGTATCTCTTAGGGTTTGTAGTATTATATACAGCATAATCTGAATCAGCTGTTTCCCTTCCATAGATTGCAGTTCCCAAATAAAAATAATCTTTATTGTCTGGGTCACCTTCGGCCCAGTAAATACTCTCAATTTTCCCATTTGCAGCATGGGTTGGAAAGTCAAATACAAAATTCATCTTTATTTTAGAATCTGTAACTTCAAATTTTGATTCTGCTCTATTTATAGTTCCTCGCCTTGTGTCATTTCCAGAGTATGTAGTATTTCTATGGGCAAACCCTATAATATTTCCCATAATCCTTTGCTCATTAGCATTTTCCGGCTTATCATTATCCGTAAGGTAAATATATTCAAACCAGCTGTAATTATCACATCTTCTTGTATTTCCTGCACCCATAATACCTTGAACAAAATGTCCTAAAAATGTATCTTTAAAATATAAATCCGGTATTAAGTTTTCTGTGTATGCCTCTTTTATTTTCTCCTTAGTTTCTGCATTAAAAAGTTCTAATAAAACCTTTCCTTTAATGCCCCTCTGTCTTTTACTCTTTTTACTTTCAGAAATCTCACCTGTAAGCAAATCTTTATTGTAAGCAATACTTTCGTAAGGCTGTCCCTCAATAAACATATCATCACCCCTCAGTTGTAAAGAATTTTGATCTTTCTTAATTTACACACATCATTTAATGTTGGTTTATCTAAAATATAAGCAAATCTAAGTTTTCTGTCTTGAGCAATCATTGCGTTTAAAGCTGCATAATCTAAGCTTGTAAGTATTGTAGGATTTATCCCATTTGCAAGAAATACGGCAGAATCTGTAATATCAATACTTTCAAAGCTTGAAGTATTAATATTATAGGTAAGCCAACTTAATCCCGAATCAACACTTAAAGCTATTCTAATTCTTCCATTGGTTGTAACATCATTTAAATTTGAATCTTTCTTAATGTATTGAACAATTGCTTCAAGTTTATTTATGGTTTTCCCATCATTTATGTTAAAATCATAGTTTTGAATAATTACCTTTGGCTTACTTGTTACTGTCTTCTCAATAAAGAATCTATTGTTGTTTTTATTTGCCTTAACATCTGGATTATCAGTATAGATATAAAGAGCAGGTGAAGTGCCTGAAAGTCCTGCCATGGAAGCAGGAAGAGTATCAACGCCGTAGGTTTTAAACATTTCTTCTGTAAGAGGTAAATCTCCAATTTTAACCCATGTACTACCTTGATAGTTTTTCACTCCTTCGTTATCCACCATAAGAAATTTTGTTATACATGGAATATATGAACCTTCCTGCACTATGTAATTTTTACCCAGTGGGTTTGATGGAGTGAAAATATATGATTTTCCCGCTGTTAATGCCAATGATTGAGTGCCTACATTTGGATTTACAAAACTATTTGTGCCGTTATTAGATATCTTCTCAACAACAAGCCTTATTACTCCAGTTTCAAATATAGAAAGTTCCCAGATAAGGTCATTGCTGCCCCAATTGCTATAGGAACTGTTTCCTTCAAACCTTATCCTGAAAAGCTTTGTGCTGTATTCTACTTCACTGGCATAATAAAGATTATTATAGCTGGCATCTCTTCTGTTAATACATAGATGCTCTGACGATGCCCCAAAACCTACCCAGGTATTACCGCTTGTATAAAGCTGTCTTATGGCTGAACCGTTGTAATTAAAGTTAAAACCAATGTCAGGAAGAGTAACTGTACTATCATCATTTCTTGTACCATAAAGTGTCATCCCTGCATTTCCTTTTGGGAGGGATATTTGATTTATTACTGGCATTATCCTCTCCCCCTAACCTTGCTTAAGATATGCATTTATTGCAATTAAATCCTTATAAAGTGTAGTATCCGGCACATTTGCAGCATAAATTACGCCATTTCCTAAGTCCTGTATATATCCGCCTTCTCTTTTTAAAACAGGTTCCTTTATAGTAGCTCTATTATAAAAGTCATAGGTTCCATCTTTGTTTTTATCGTAGTCAGAACTGAACTCAATCCAGTCATTATCAAATATATAGCTGTTAGATTTGTTTTCATAAAATTCCTCAATGATTCCCATGACATTAACTGTTAAAGCAGGGTTGCCATGAGCCTCATTTCCAACATTAAATCTGCTATTAAAAATTTCAAAATTACAAGTATCCATTTCTCCTACTGTAGTGTCTAAATAATGACTAAAGCTGTGTCCTGTATTAAAACTGTATGCTCCAATCTTGATATTGAACAGATTATAAAGGAATGTATAAACTATCTCTGCCCTTGGTATACTTGCACTTAGTCCACCTTCGAGATCTCTTCCCTCAATACTTACCTGCAAATTATTCTTTTCAATTGTAAATGTTCCATTTGAGACCTTCATCTCCACCATAAAAGTATGGTCTCCTGCCGTTACCTGTGGCATTGGAAGGGGCAATCCTATAACATTATCTCCTGATGCTAACTTTTGAATTGGTTTAAAATCGTAGTATTTTCCATCTAAGGAAAACAGAATTGTTAATGTGCAATCTGCACTTGCCTTTCCAGTCATAGTAATATTACAATTTAAGTTTGTATCTGCTTTTGTTGTTATTCCTATAATCATTGCTGGATAACTGCTTGTGCTGATAGTCAGCGTATCGCTGTTTTTCTTGATTATTACACTACTTAAAGTACCGCTTATTGCACTGTTTATTTCCTCTAAAAGCTTACTGGTATCAAGTTTTTCAATAATTGTATTAAGCGGGTCTCCAAGCTCTATCTTTGTATTTATAGGATTAATTAAATCTGTCTTTTTCTTTATAACTCTTAAATCAGTTGTTACTGCTATCTTTTCATTTCTTACCTTTACAAAATCACCAACGCTAACCTTAGTCAGATGGCTGTAATTTTTATACTCTTCAGTTTTGCTTAGCTCCATAAAATCTATTGTTATAAATACCTTTGGACTTGCAGCCTTTTCAGCATATTCTTCTGCCCTTGCTCTAAGGCTTTCTACATCCTTGCATTCCTTAAACTCAACCCTTTTGGTTATGGGATAGGGAAGTAATTTTGCTCTTTCACCTTGTACTTCAATATACCTTTCCGGAAGTAAGAGATTATTTGCTCCTACTGCATATATTCTTGTGGCTAGCTCGCTGGTATCTTCTATAACTTTCATTCCTTTTATATTTTTACCGTATTTTATTAAGATTCCATTATTTTCACCAATGGACTCTTTTATCTCTATATTGAAGTTATCTCTAAAAAGTTCACCGCCATAAATTTCTATTAATCTAAAAACAGCATCTACAGCATTAACCTCTTTAACGGTAAAAGGAGCAATATTTTCTTCTAATGCTTTAAATAAAAACAACCCTTGAAGTTCCGGAGGTATGCTTGCTTCAAGAGCTTCTTTCATATTTGCATTAAGCACCTTTGCTGATTCTATAAAATAAGCAGTACCACCTCTTTTAGGAAGAGCTATAGCAAAAATAATAAAAAGATATTTATAGTAAAAAGTATATGTAAACTTGCTCGCTAATTATAAAGTTGCCTATTATAATGCTCTTGATGTTTCTATACAATCATTATAATTCATGTAAAGAATGGTACCTATTAAGGTAAATATTCAACCAATAAATGTAATTTTAATAAATAACATCTGGTGTATGTGATATAACATAGCTACCTAAATCTATGTTAACCCACATACAACCAGGCGTTATATTTCAGTCAACAATTCATTACTACTTATACCTTGTAAAAATTTCATAAGGAATTGATCTCTAAATTCCTGTTCTCCTAACTTTTTAACTGTACATTCCCATATAATTATAACTTTAATCCCACTTTTATTCAGTTCTGTAATTACCCTATTATCTCGTTCAATGTTTTTCTCGAATTTTTCTTTCCAAAATTCAACATTAGATTTAGGCATATAAGCCAACTTACATGATTTATGCCTGTGCCAAAAGCATCCATGGATAAATACAGCTGTTTTATACTTTGATAAGTATAAATCTGGTTTACCAATAATTTTTTTATTATGAATCCTATATCTATATCCTTTTGCATGCAGAAGTTTCCTCACAATAAGTTCTATGGATGTATTTGTCCCTTTAATTTTAGACATATTCAAACTTCGCTCTTCTTTACTCTTTATATCCAAAATAAATCAATCCTTCTTTTTTATAACCAGTTGCCTAATAGAGAGTTTCTCATACATTAATTATATTATACAAATTTGCAAAAACGCTATTCTTTTCATGTGCTTGTTTACTTTTGCGTAAATGTGAACCCCCGGGGTTCAAATCCCCTCAAAACCTTAGTCTACGGAAACATAAAACACACACGAAAAAAAGGGACAAATTGCCCCAAGCCTTTGATTTCAAGCTATTTCTTCTCTATCAACGCAACACACTCCACATGTTCCGTCTATGGAAACCTATTCACTTGTAACAACAAAAAAACCCTGATTTATCAAGGCTTTTATATATCGCATCAAATGTTTTTCAATTCTGATAAATTTTTTATAATTCCACATTTTTAAAATCCAACTTCCGTAGGGTATTTTTGTCATGCAATTTTTAAGTAACACTATCCACAATCCAACATATCTTTCTAAATTTACACTCAAGTAAGACAACTTCTATTCAGCAAAGCTCTGTGATAATCCCTTCAACCAGGTCAATGTCATTTCTACCAGGGATTTTTACATTAAGAGCGTTGATGAATTAAATCGTGATAATCCCTTCAACCAGGTCAATGTCATTTCTACAGCACCCATTTGGAGGCTTTGAAAAATCTGGGCTTAAAATGTGGTTTTTGAAAACCTATTTAAAATCACTTTTTTTAGCTATTAAATTAAGCTTTATACATATTCTGTATATTAAATTTTTATGCCCTTAACCCTTGATTTTTCTTGTAGGAATGAGTTTTCAAAAAACCCCCCTATGTATAAAAACAAAAATGGGGTTTTCAAAAAACTTTTTCATATATAATTTATTCTACGTGATTATTTATTTTCCTTCTTTTTCTGATAAATTTTTTATCCAACTCCCCTCGCCTCCAAGAATACTTTGATGAAAAAACAAAAAAGCCCTGATTTCTCAAGGCTTAACGTATCAATTGAACGTATAGTTTTGTCTTTAGACGATGATTTTGATACAATGGTTAACTTTTTATGGTTACTAGAAAAGTCAGGCATTCTAATCAAATGCCCACCCCAACTGTTGACAAAGAACCAATATTAATTGCAATTAGCATAATCATAAAATAGATTCTTGCCAAGAAAGATAATAAATCAACACAAATGCACAATTTTTTTACACTATCTAATAAAATATAATACTAACTGCCTTAAATAATTTTTATTAAAATCTTGATACTTCTTATATAATATAATTCTCATTATACAATAATCAATTAAGTATGTTCTACCGATTTAAAAAATAATTAAAATGATAATTTTTTAAATAATTTTATAACTTTTTAAATACCCAATAAAACTTGGTTTCTTTTTAAAAGCCATAAACATAAAAAAAGAATAAATAAGATAATTTCCAAGAAATATTAATAAAATAGCCTTAAACATATTGATATCAAAATTAATAATATCTACTATTAAAGAAAGGTAAATAACAATTACAATAAAATTATAACACAAAGTTGCCAATTTTTGAGCCATAGTAAATTCTTTAAATTTTCTAATTTCCATAAAACCGCTCCTTATATATACATACATTTTGTTATAAAGTTACGTTTCAAGTCCTCTAAAAATAATTTTTTCGATATCATCTTCATTGAAAAATATGTTAAAATCTGATGATATATTTCCCTCTGGAAACAAGCATGCTACATAATCAAAAATTTCATTATTTTTAACACATATTTGATTTTTCCCAAAAATCATAATTGGTTTATCTCCATTTTTTAACAAAACCACTGTTCCTATCGGTAAATATTTTCTCATTGTATCACCATCTTATCAAATTTAAAATTTAAAGTAAATTATTTTTTATTTCCTTATATCTATATATGCTCCAGCACCATACCCATCAGACAAACCAGCACCTAATTTAAACAAATGATATTTATTAGTAGTATCTTTGTACATTGCTCCTATTTCAGCATGAGCTCCAATAGAACCAACATATGCTTTACCTCCAATAGCTACAGTATAACCACCAATGTTAAAAGATTTTTCCAAAGTTGCACTTTTATATGTTATTTCCCCTCCAACTTTAGCCGATATCCCATTACCACGTCCTATATTTAATCCTGCACTTACTTCAGCATAACCTGTTTTATAATTGAATAATAGTCCATTCCTACTTGATAAATTAATATCAACACCAGTCAAACTAAATGAAGCACCAGTTTTAGAAGCTCCATAAGATGCTTTACCTATTTGAACATTTGCTCTATCATTTCCTCCGCTTAATAATGGCTTTGATTTAGTATTATTTACAGAAGTTGTTATGCTTGTATTCCTTAAAACCGAATTATCAATAGCATACATACTTTCCTCCCCCTTATTGTATCAACTTTGATTATTTATTTTCTTATAAAAAATTTCTATATCTTATTATATATATATATATATTCTTTCAATAAAAATTTTTCTATTTATTTCTACATTATTCTACATATGGCAAATCAAATTTTATTATTCTTAAATAAAAAAGCTTGATTGCTCCAATCCCTTTAAATACTAATATTTATTTTATAATTCAACTCCCATTCTACTTCCATTCCATCCTTAAACACAAAAGATATTTTTTCCTCTGTATATACAACCACCTTATCCACTGTTCCTATCCAAAGTTCATCATCAAACTCTTCAATCAAACCTTCTCTTTGCTTAAGTTCATTTATAAACTCTAAAATCTTCTCCTTCTTTGCACTTTGCTCTAATCGTTTCTCCTCTATCCTTTCAAGTTCCTCTTTAATGCTTTCATACCTTTTAACTAATGCATCATATTTTTCTTTATAATCTTCTTGATTTATAGCTTTATGAGCATTTTCCTCTATACATTTTCTAATCATCTCAGTAACTATTTCTAATTCACTTTGGATCTTAATACTTTCCATATCAAGATTTGTAGTATCAGTTAAAGCTTTTAATATATCTTCATACCCTTTTAAAATTTCTTCCTTGTTATTAATCAAGCTATTGAATACTTCAACAAAAGCCTTCTTTATTTTATCCTCATAAAGGTGTGGTGTTGTACACTTTTTATCATTCTTAAACTTAGAGTTGCATTGCCATATCACCCTTCTATATTTACTATTAGAGTGCCAAAACTTTCTGCCATAAAAACTTCCACATTCTCCACATACAATCTTACCTGCAAAACAGTTTCTCCCTGTCTTGTACCCCTTTACTTCTTTTCTCTTTTTTATCTCAGTCTGAACTAAATCAAATACTTCAGGTGGTATAATTGCAGGGTGGCTATTTTCAACATAATACTGTGGAACTTCTCCTTCGTTTTTCTTTCTTTTCTTAGTTAAAAAATCTAATGTTAAAGTCTTTTGAAGAATTGCATCCCCTTTGTATTTTTCATTTTGAAGAATACTTAAAACTGTACTCTGGTGCCACTTATGTTTACCTGCTGGTGTTGGAATATTATTCTCTGTTAAATATTCAGCTATACTTAATGGTGTTTTGCCTTCTAAAAACATTTTATATATCATTCTTACAATCTTTGCTTCTTCCTCAACAATCTTTAAAACTCCATCTTCTCCTTTTTCATATCCTAAAAAATGCTTGTATGGAAGGCTCACCTTCCCATCTGCAAATCTTTTTCTTTGTCCCCATGTTACATTTTCTGAAATTGACCTTGATTCTTCTTGTGCTAAAGAACTCATTATTGTAATTAAAAGTTCTCCTTTACTATCTAGGGTATATATATTTTCCTTTTCAAAATATACTTCAACTCCCTTTTCTTTTAGTTTTCTAACAGTTGTTAATGTATCTACTGTATTTCTTGCAAACCTACTAACTGACTTCGTTATTATTAAATCTATCTTACCACTTAGTGCATCTTCTATCATTCTATTAAATCCATCTCTCTTTTTAGTGCTTGTTGCTGATATTCCTTCGTCTGTATAAACATTTACAAATATCCAATCTGGGTTTGATTTTATATGATTTGTATAGTAATCCATCTGTGCTTCAAAGCTTTGGAGTTGTTCTTCATTGTCAGTAGAAACTCTTGCATATGCAGCTACTCTTTTTTTCTGAACTTTTGTTTTAAGAAATGGAGATGTACTTGAAGCTGTTGCTGGTATTACTGTTACTGTTCTTGCCATAAGTTTATCCTCCCTCTTTAATAATCCCATTCCTTTTCTACTTCTTCACCATTACTTTTAATAAAGGTTAGCTTTCTTGGCCCTGAAACTTTAATTTCTTTTATACTATTAGAAATTATATTTTCATCAAACTCATTTAAACCTAATACTTCTAAAGTTAACTTTATTAAAACATCTTCAGGTATCTGCTTTGATGGGCAGGTGTCTTTACCATATTTCAAATAGGTAGAACAGTGCCATATGAACTTGTCCTTTCTTCTTTTTCTTCTATACTTTTTCCCACATATTCCACATATAATTTTCCTCTGAAATATATGATTTGAATCTTCTTTTTGGGGTGAATACTTTAATCTTCTTTGCTCTAATATCTCTTGTGCCTTTTGAAATGTTTCTAAATCGATTATTGATGGATGTGTTTCCTCTGCATAATATTTTGGAAGATAGCCTTTATTTCTAACTAAAGTCTTTGTCAAATGGTCCTTTACAAACTTTTTCTGAAGCATTGCATTCCCTGTGTATTTTTCATTCTTTAATATTTCTACAACCCTTTCGGAGTTCCATTTTCCGCCCCTTATTTTTTCTATATCCATTTCTCTTAGTTTTCTTGCTATTTTAGTGCATCCTAATCCGTTTATATAATCATCAAAAATCATTCGGACAATTTTAGCCTCATCCTCATTGATTTCTATTTTCCCTTTTTCTATCCTATATCCATACATAAATCTTAAGTTAATAAGTTCTCCCTCTTTAAATCCTTTTCTTATTCTCCATTTGCAGTTTTCGCTGACGGACCTGCTTTCCTCCTGTGCAAATGAAGCGAGGATAGTTAGCATAAGCTCACCATCCCCGCTAAGACTATGAATATTCTCTTTTTCAAAATATACATCTACATTTAAACTCTTTAACTCTCTTACAACTTCAAGCATTGTTACAGTATTTCTTGCAAATCTTGAAATTGACTTTGTGATAACCATATCTATTTTACCATCTCTACAGTCTTTTAATAATCTTTGAAACTCTGGTCTTTCATCTTTTGTTCCAGTAAATGCCTCATCAGCATAAACACCTACATACTCCCATTCAATGTGTCTTTGTATAAATTCACTATAATAGCTAACTTGTGCTGAAAGAGAATGAAGCATTGCATCCTTGCCACTTGATACTCTCGCATAAGCAGCTACTCGCTTTTTAGCTAAAGTTTTAAATGTTTTAGGTTCAATCTTTATTACCTTTCTTTGCATTCTCATCTCCCCTTTCAGCTACACATGTTAACTCTTATATTGATACAAAGCAAGTTAATACTACATATTAGAATATCTTCCTCTAATATCATCTAAAAGTTCTTTTACTTTAGCTAAATCAGGCTTTATATCAAAATGCTTTTCTACTATTTCACAACCTTCTTTAGTTTCCCAAACATAAATATCAAATTTTGATTTTATTGTTTTTCCCCCAGATATTTCAATATCATATCCATTTTTCAAATCTAGGTATACACAGTTTTCTAAGTCTATTTCTCTAACTGTATATGGCTTTCCTAAGTAATTTAACAATCGTTTTTTACCCCTTGATATTTTTAACATTAAAACCCCTTCTTTCTTAAATAAATCTTGTTATAAAACTCTAACCTGCAATTTTTACTACAAAAAATTCTTTTTCTTCCTTTACTATTATTATCAATAATTTGTTTGTCACAGTTTCTACATGTTTTTACTTTTTCAACTATTTTAATACTATCAGCATTTAATGAATACCAATATCCATCAAGTCCATATCTTTTACATAAGTTTCGAACATCATCCTTTTTTACTTTTAAAACTGATGCAATACTTGTATATCCATATCCTTTTTTTCTAAGTTCTAATATCTTTTCTTTTAGTTCTTCATTTAGCATTTTATCCCCCCTATGAAATCAATATTTTCTACACTCCCCGGGCCTAGAAATTTGCGTTTTTTAGCGTAAATGGAGCCGCCCGACCTTGAGGCAAAACCCCTAGAGATTCATCCCCCCCTTCCCTATTCTTTTGTCCTTTACCCTTACCAGTATTACCAGTGTTTTCACCCACATACCTTCTCTCTATATATAAATAAAATAAATAGTGTGTTTTCTCTTTAAAATAAAATTCTCTATACGTATTATATATTTACGGTTTAGTGGTAATACTGGTAATGGTTATTTATATTGATTTTATAAAATATAGTAATATCAATACTTTTAGATACTTTTAAACTATTTTTTGCCCTTACCAGTAGCCTTACCAACATTACCAGTAAAACTATATTTTTTACTACTTTTTATTCAAAACAATTTTGTTTGGTATATATTGCCTTATAATGTTTTATATCATTACCAGTTTTTAACCTAAAATTGAATGTTCTACTGGTAAGGGTATCACTTTAAAAAGTCTGTCTCGTATGCTTCATATCTATTTAATTCTTCTTTCTTATCACCTATTGGAACTTTAACAACATAAACTCTGCAGCTCTTTCCACCAATGCTTCTCGATATTTGAAATCTCCTTATGCCTTCTGAATCTACTTGACTTTCAATATATCCTCTTTCAGCAAATCCTCTAAATACCTTCTTTGGTGAAAATCCTGCTTCTTCTAGTGCCTTATGTGCATAAGTTGGTATTACAAGGTAATTTTCATTTGCATCTATTCTCCCGTACCTTGGACTTGGTGTATCAAATTGAAACCTTTGATTATTAGCTATGACCCAGCCACAAAATACCTCCCATGCTCTTTCTATGTTATCATTTCTCATTAGCTGCCTGTTATTTTCTATCATAGCTAACGCTGTTTTTATAGCATTCTCTTTTGCAGATACTTCGTCTTCTCCAAATACATATATAGAAGATAAATAATCTCCTAGGCACACTATAGATACCTCGTCTATGTGTATACAATCTTGGTATTTAACTTTAAGCCTTGCCTTGAAATCTTCATATAAAGCTGTTAAAAAATCTTTTTTATCGCATACATCTTTACATAACTTGGTCACAAACTCACTGCCAGCAAAGCCATAATGTTCTTCAGACACCTCATGCATAAGGCTTGCAAGTGATATATCCTCTACAGGCTTTGCATATATTTCAAATGTTCTTGTGTTTGCACCATCTTGTGTATTGTCACCAATCATTGCCTCTTCACCTGTGGTTAATATTATATTTCTCCAAGTTAGTGTTTCTTGAATTCCTCCTTCTTTACTGCCTCTAGTTCTTCCTTGACCTTGTGCTAACATATATATTATGTTTTCAGTGCTTATCTTCTTTGTGTTTAATACTTGTAGTTCATCTATTGCAAATGGTAAATTTCTAAGTGCTGCCGCCATTCTCTCAAGCCCTACTAAAGTACTGTTAAATGAACCTATAAGCTTATGTGGATTACCAAATGCAGACATTGCTAGCTTTATAGTGGCTGTTTTACCACTTCTACTGTTATGCCATAAATGAATAAAGAAACCTCTTTTATGAAGTGGTTCAAGTAATATAGATGCAAAACTAGCTGATATAACAAACCTTGCTACCGCATTTTCCCTAGCCTTCTTTGCAACTTCAAGCCATCTAATATAATCTCCGTTAGTTTTAAGTCCAGACATTATAGTTGATGCCTCTTTGCTATCATTTTCAAATTCTAAACTTTCCTTTGTACTATATGGGAAAAATTCATTATCCTTAAGCCATCCAAGCCTAGCTACTGATTTTACAAGGGGTATTACTTTATCGTTTTCTCTTTCGAAATCTGATAAATATGATATTAAATCTGATGAATTATTAGAGGACACTGGGAAGCTACTATCTGCAAGCTTAAGTATACTGTTTCTATTAAATATAACTGACCTAGCTGCAAGTACATTCCTCCAATTATTATCTCTATAAAAGGATAATTCCACCTTTTCAGTTCCCATATCTAAATTATGAAACCTTCTACTTATAACTACTGGAGTAAAGCTTACTGGCACTGTTTTTATATTCCCCTCTGAACTCTGCTCACATTTAACTATTCCATCTTTAAAATCAACATTCCAACCAAATGGAATGTTATACCCTTTTGTTTCTAATCCCTTAAGTTCTAAGGGCCTTTTATTGTAGGTTTTTACTTCACTATACTTCATATGCTTTATACTCTTTTCTAAATCTCTAAAGTTTACTTTACCCTTTAGCTTTGCCTTAATTAATGCATAGGTAGATGGATCATTAGCTTTAACCATGGAAAACTTATGAAGCATTTCTTTTTCATAGACTTTTGAATAATCATCTAAATTTAATACAGTATCAAGTAAACCCTTACTCTTAAATTCTTCCCATTCCTCCCCAGTTATAGGGTCTTCAGGAGTATATCTACAAATGCTTTTTGCGATAGTTTCAACCTCACTATCACTTAGTGGTGGATTACACCTTTTATTGTTCTCAGCTAATAGTGCTGCTAATATTCCATCAAAGCTTAGCCCCTTTCTCCTTAGAGCTCCTGCCATACTTGCCATCACTGCATTTCTTGAGCCTTCTTCAATAACGTCTGGTATTTCCTTTAAGCCAGTTCTTTTATTTAAAATCAAATCCACAAGCCATTTATCTGGTGTAGCCATTTCAATTTCATTTATCCACTCATAACAATTACCACTCTTATGAATACTATAAGGAGCTACAACAATACCCCCATCCGACCTAATATCTACACCTTTAAGTAATCCAACCTTATTAGGAATGGTTACTCCTTCTGGCATTAGGTAGTAATGATGGCTTCCGCCACTACCTGTCCTAACACTTAATGTTTCCTTAAGCTCTCCATACTCTTTTAAACTCTCATAGCCACCTTCGTCTATATCAAGCACAAAATAATTGCCACCAGTTGCAAATCCTATATTAGCATTTGGATGTTTCTTAAACTCTTCTCTAATTTTCTCTTCAGAGGTTGTAGCTTTTTTAGCCCAATCACTATATATAGGGTGCTTACCGCTACTTTTACAATTTGCACCTTTACTACAAGTGCAATTGCCTTTTTCATTAATTCCATGAAGCATTACTATTTTAAAACCTCTTTTGGCATAACCTACTGCTAAACTCACTTTATCTTCCACCTGTAAATCCCCCTTAATTTTTGTGTATAAAAAAAGCACCTATGTTTAATAAGTGCTTTTATACTTCATTTATTCATTTTTATTATCATTTTCTCTAAACTTAATTTAGGACTGCTTGTTATAACTCTTCCTTGAGATGCAGAAAATGCTACAAAATCTACTTTGCCAAATTCATTCAATACTTTAACATCTCCAAACAACTGTTTTCTTTCCTGCATAAGCCTATACTGCTTATACTTTCTACTTGCATTTCCAGACATATTATCATCTCCATAAATTTATTTTTGCACTACATCGGTTTCACCAGATTTATTCTGATCAGGTTTTAAGTACTATGCCGATTCACCTTAAACTTGTGCTATTTAGTTTTAATATTATGTTTATATCCTATCTACTTGCTTTTACTTTTAAAATAGCCTCTCTAATTATTTTTTTCTTTTCCTCAGGAAGCTCTTTTCTTAACCATTTAACAAAAGTCATTTCAGAAATACCAATTGCATCAGCAACTTCCCATTGTCTTACATCGGCAATTCTAAATTCTTCCCTTAAATCTTTATTTTTCACAGCAACCCCTCCTTGACCATTTTATTTGTTGTGTTATATAATTATTATATATTAATTATAATTGATAACTATGTTAACAATCAATAGTTTATACTACTAATTGTTAACAGTTTTAAAAAATAATTTTTCATTTAATGCTTGATAACATTATTAAGAAAGAAGGAATTACATATGTCATTTACTATAGAATTTAATGATGATAAGCTTACGGAAAGAATATATGACCCATATAATGGAGTTGATAAAACTGATTCTCTTGGTATGTCTTTTGTTGATTTTTTATCATTAGGAAAGGACTTATCTAAGAAGCATCATATTTATTTTCAATTATTAGAAAACCATGATATGTACATAACTGATAGTTCCTTTTTTTATGTAAATATAAAGGAGTTTATTGATATATGCATAAAAGACACTTCACTTTATACATTAGATAATTTCTTGTTTTTCTTACACCTGCAAGGTCTATCTATACCTCAGCATAATCTTAAATATTATTTTGACCAAGATATGATAATTGAAGATTTAGTTACTCCTTATATGAAAATTTCTACTATGGAAAGAGCCATTAGAGGATTTGCTAATTCTAATAAAAGCAAAAATACCATCACTTATGTTTATACCTGTGATAGCATTGAAGACATATGTGTTGCTACTTTATATCATTTGATAAGGCTTAAAACCATTATTAAAAAATGTGCTAACTGTGGTAAATACTTTGTACCTCTGCTCCGCTCCGATGCAATTTACTGCAATAGAACTAGTCCATTTAATCCTACTAAAACTTGTAAAGAAGATGGTTCACAAAGAACTTTTGAAGAAAAACTTAAAATGAATGATGCAGAAAAGCTAAGAAGAAGCATTTATCAAACCTTACAAATGCGTGTAAGAAGAAATCCTACGGATGAAGCCCATAAGAACTATTTTGAAAAGTGGAAAAAAGATGTCGCTAGATGGAAGAAAGATATTAAAAAAGGCAAGAAAACCACTGAAGAATTTATCCAGTGGCTTCTTGAGAGTAAGAAAAAATAGAACCATTAGTATATTAATTTTAGCCAGTAATCCCCCTTGTCATTTTTGACCGTGCCTTTTTATTACTAGATAGTAATGTATAATCTTATAGCCATAAATCAACTCCCATCGTTAGTATTTGCTTTTATTCTATCTATGTGAGGATTTGATATCTAGGTACCTAATTTCTGACGTTTATTCTGCTAATTCCTATTTTTTATTTTTGAATATATTGGATAGCAAAAAAATAGTGCTAATAAGTAATATACTACGCAACAATGGATTTGCAGAAACTTTTACTGTATCTAAAATTTTGCTTATTAAAATAATTCCACACACAAAAATCAATGATTTTAAAAACATTGTTGTTAAATTAATGTCAGTTTGAGATAGTAAAACTAACTTAAATAAGCTTATTCCAATAGAAAAGAAAATAACTGGCAAAATACGACTAAGCAATATGCTTTTATATACAAATGAAAGCTCATGTGTATATATACCTAAAACTAGAAAGAGTATTCCTAAAATAACATTGTATATTTTGTTTTCTATAAAAAGTTTAATTAAATTATTCAT